CCCTTAGAGCGCGTTTAGATTTATATCATTTAGAACGGGATATCCGAATCGAAATCATCCATCCCTTGCGGCGCTTGTTGTGGTGCCTGCTGCTGATATTGTTGCGGCTGTTGCTGTTGGGATTGTTGCTGCGGTGCTTGCTGCTGTTGTGGTGCGTCAGTCCAAAACACTTTAGCGTTACCTAAAATTGGCGCGCGCTCCTCGTTCTGTTCCTTCTTGTGCGTTACCATGCCATTATTTCCATACTGATCTTGAACATCTAGATCAACGAATGACGATATGGTCAAGTAGGTTCCTTTTTGCCCCTGATAAAGTCTAGCCTTTTCAATTTTGGTTACGTCTATTTTAATTTCAATGCCTATTTTCATATTGCCACCTATATTTTAATGGTTACGTTTTCGATTGCGCCGTTTTTAATAGCGAGTGTGATTGTTTTGGCGGTGGCTTCGTCGATGCCAAGCGCCATGATTGACTCTTTTGCTGCTTTGAGTGTTTTGCCTATATGCGCTTTATCAGCTTCACGCTTTGCTAGTGCTTCAGCTTCAGCCTTGACAGCGTCCTCTTGCCGTTTAACCTCTGCTATTCGTGCGTTTTCTGCTGCTGTTTCAGCTTGTTCCTTGGCTACTCTTTCAGCCTCGACTCTATCCGCTTCGGCCTTCTCTGCTGCTAGTCGTGCGTTTTCCTTGGCTTGTTCGGCGTCAAGTATCGCTTGCTTTTCGCGCTCCTCTGCGGCCTTGGTTGCGGCTTCGGCTTGCTCTTTGGCTTCGCGTGCGATTCGGTCCTCGCGGTCTTTCTGTTCGCGTTCGGCCTGTTCTTTCTTGAGCTTGGCAAGTTCGGCGGCGTCGTGCTCGGATTGCTTTACTTTCACATATAGAGCGCCCAAAGATTCGCGGGTCGAGTTTCTAGCTTTCAGCGCCTCAGCCGAGAACTCGTAAAACCCTTCACACTCTTCGGCTTGCATCTCTTGCATTGCCCCTTGTATCTCATCGCTTGAGCATTCAGCCATAAATTCGGGTAGCATGCGAATACATTCTACCCTTTCCTCAAGATCGGCTTTACGTTTTGCTTCTCGCTCTTTTTTGGCGTTATCGATTTCTTGATATGCCTCAGTGTGCGGCAGTCTTAGCGACTCTATTTGTTTCATTATCGATTTAGCCTGGCCGTCCACTTCTTTGCCGCCTTGAATAAAATACGCCTTCTTATCTTTACGCACCTTTTCTAGTGCGTTCTCGATTTTGCGAAAGTCCAAATGAATGCGCTTTGCCTTTTCATAGCCTTCCTCGCTTGAGGCGTCAGGTATATGGTTTGCCTTATCCTTTAGTTCGTCCATTTTCGCCGAGAATTCGTCATATTCTGCTATTTTAAAATCTGTCATGGTTTAGTTTTCCCTGTTTATTTCTGATTGGATATTTCCTGCAAGTGTAGGCCACACCTTGCTTCTTTCGGATTCTGTTAGCGCCCAGAAATTAGCCTTGGCGTTTGATACCGTCCAAACGTTATCGGCCTGCACTTTATTATCTTGCGAGTCGGCGTCTTTGGTATCGTCAATCAATAGCAGTCCATTTAGCGCGTATTTTCTAGCGTATGAGCTAGCCGCCCCCGTTATTTGGCTTTCATCCATTCCCTTTTTTGAAAGTGGTTCACGCGCAAAACTTGTAGATGATATTGTATTTTCACCGTCCGTAATTGATGCCGTGGCCTTAACGTAAACCCTATCTGCCATAACACTTATGTCATCGCTAATGATAATTGTAAGCCCGTACAATAGAGGTTTGACCGCCTGCAATATGTCTTCACAGTTTCGGTATGGGTATTTGCCGAATTTGTTATACTGGTTTTTAGGCGCGATCAATTTAACCTGTATTTCGGATAATCTCTCATTTAACTTCATGCTGTCTTTGCTCCTATACATTCACCCAGCGCGTATAGTGCGCCGTATGCTGAGTTATAAACCGCTGCTATCTTTTCGTTACGCGGGAATCGAGGGCCGCCTTTGTCGTAGTCGCTAGCAGCTATCATGTTAATGTACATTACCCGGTTTAAGCTCATCACGCCCGATTCGCTAATTATCGTAGTCATTGATTCTCTCCTCTGCGTACTCTTCAGCAATACGCCCCATTTTAGAGAGTTCAACGGCACAAAGATCAAGTATTGTCACGTCATGAATTTCACGCATTGAATCACATTCGCCATCTAAGAGCTGCTGTGTAACCTGATGAAGATTGTTTCGAACGCGATTAAACGCCTGTATATTTTGAGCCGTCGCGGGATCTTCTTTTATTCGAATCTTGCAAACGTCGTGCAGATCTTTTTTAAATTCTTCGTCTTTCATAATCCTCTCTATTTTGCGTTCTCGCTCGTTTTGCTGTGAGCATTGAATATCCAGTTTGTCTAAATAATTGTTTAGGTCGTACGTCACATGATCCATCATTTTATCGCCCTCCGTATTTGCGTTTGTTGTGTTGACGTTAATACCACGCCGATGTTTTCAAGTATCGTCGCCGCTGCTTTGATTGATCTATTCGCTGGTCGCTTCTTTTTAGCTTTCAATGTAAACACCTCCAAGCTGATCGATACTGTAGGTTTCTTCCATATACTTTTTCAGAGGGATGCCATTCTTACATACAAGCTCGTATGCTTGCTTTGGCCCAATCTCGACCACTAAAGCATCAAAGCAAAAATCTCTGATATTTAGCTCTTTATCGAGAGCCATACCAAGTTCGTCTATTTCTTTATCAAGCGACTCTACAAGAGCTTGTAGCGCTCTCTCTTTAATACTATCCATTGTTACTCCCCTTTGTTGATTTGATGGTTGAATTATATTGACAATCTTCGCAAAACGCAATAGAATATTTGCATAAATTGAAAATAAATAGGAGCAATTAAATGACACTAAACGAATGGATCAAAAAGTATTCTGCTTTTGATCAGATACTAACGCGATCGGAGGTGGCGGTTTCGCTGAAGATCTCCCCAAACAATTTGAAATATAAAATCAATTCGGGCGGGTTTGAAATGGCAGATCAGAAGCGTCCTAAGCTAGTGAGGGTGGGTAATGAATAGACAAAAGCTTGGAAAGGCGTTTTTTATTGCGCTTATTTTTTCTCTGGGGGCCGCCTTGGTTGTAGTTGATTCGGGGTGGGTTACGCTTGCTGGGGTTTTCCTTATGATGTGGGGTAACAATATATGAACATAATCGATAAAATCAAATTTGAAGAGGGCGACAAAGCCAAAATGTACAAATGCCCAGCGGGTAAATGGACCATTGGCGCAGGGATTAATCTTGAGGCTCAGGAGATGACGCAAGAGGTACGCGACCTCTGGCTAACTATAATACTCGACAGTATAAAAACGGAGCTTACTAATCGGCGAGCATCTTACCACTTTGTTCACCCTGACGTCTTTCTTGTGCTCATCGACATGGCGTACCAAATGGGCGTTAACGGCCTGTTTAAGTTCAGGAATATGATTGAAGCGATAGACCGCAAAGATTATATAGGGGCGGCTGAACACCTCCTAGACTCCAACTACGCCCGCCAAACTCCAGAGCGTGCAAACCGTAACGCTGATTTATTGCGGGGGTGTGCGTGATGATCAATAAAATATTCGGCACTAAAAAAGTGATAGACGCTGGCATCAATACTATTGACGCGCTAGTTCACACGTCAGAAGAAAAGAGCAAGGCGCAGCGTATATTCCTCAAACTATACGAGCCGTATAAGCTCGCCCAGAGATGGCTGGCTACAATAATATTACCCCCGTATATGCTTTGCTGGGTTGTAGCTTTCATGGCGTCATTCTTCACTGATACAGCGGATCAGCAAGCATTATTAGACGGCAAAATAGGCGACACTGTTATATTAATCGCCGCGTTCTATTTCGGTGGCGGTGCTGCTGAATCGGTATTTAAATTCATTTCACGTAGAAAATAAATCAATCAACTAAAGAGAGTAAAAAATCATGACTTCATCAATTGCAGAATTAAACGAACTATTAACAACCCTAGCTGATATGAAAGTCAAGCGAGATCAGAAAGTAGTAGACGCTCAAGCATTTTCAGATGCGGCGGCTAAGGCTTTGGACGATTCGGAGACAGCAAAGCGCGAGGCTGAGCAACTAGAAACAATGATTAAGGTTTTATCTAATGCTGAGAGCGCGATGAATGGAATTATTAAGCAGTCTGAAGAGTTAAAGGTAACGCTCGAAGCGGAACGAATCCAGCAAGCGGCGGACAAAGATGAGACGTTTCGTAGGTTCGCAAGAGCGATCATTGATACGTCAGAAGACGAGCACACAACTAGTTTCGCAAAAGACGAACTCGAACGTCTCGGTCTTGACGAAGAGACAGATCAAGAAGCGCAACCAGTCGACGGCAACGAGGAACAGACAGAGCTTGACCTGGACAGTAAGGCAGCTTGAACACCTATTGATTGATATAACTTAGGGAGTACGAGCATGAAAGAAGGTGTATCTTTAGATAATTTCATTAGGGCGTTTTGGCGTAGGATAGACAAGTATAAGAACGACTATGGCGCAGAGCTACCGGACGTTATGCCGGTAGAGTTTGAAAGTAGTATGCAGACCGCTTTTCTTGCATTAGGTGGCGATAACCCCAACAAAATAGAATCAAACCAACCAACAGAGAGTACAAATATTATGCCGACAGAAAACAATCAAAAAGCTGATGAATTCCAATTATATCAATGCCATAAACAGGTGCATAGTAAACCCATGAATCTTGGCGACTATAACGAGTATAGAGGGTGGGCCATGCCCGCGAATGAAGACCCGCAGAAGGCGGGCTATTTGGTAATTTACAATCGAGGCACTGAAAAGCATCACGAATCTTGGTCTCCTAAAGATATATTCGATGAAGGCTATAAACTAATCGAGAGTGCTTTCAAGCAAGCGTTTGGTAATTCGCATTAATCACACGTAACACCTATTGATTGACCTAAGCCCCTAACGGGGTTTTTTTACGTCTACGTCCGCTGAAAATATACCATCTATTGTGTTGCATACTAACGAAAAGCGTGTATACTCTTTTACATCGAAACAATAAACCAAACGAGGAGTAACAATGCCATTATTTGAATATTTACAGATCAGAGGTCTCACCGCTTATGCCTACGCGCGAGAGATGAACGTAAGCGATTCGGCAGTAGCAAGATGGCTAAAAGGCGGCTGGATGGTGTTCGGTAGCGACCTAGTTAGCCCTAAGCGTGAAACTAAACCATTGGTTGAGGGGTAGTTTATGATTTATTACGCAATTTTACTAGGTTTCCCAGTGTCGTTTTTCGCGCTGCTGCCCATTTGGTTCTTAGCATGGACTCAAGGCCCGTCGAAATGTGGATCTTGTGGGGAGTTGGCAGATGATCCAGGCGGGCATGATGAATGCTTTTTCGATGGGAGGGGTGGATATTGAGAAATCTAATCGTATTAATCGTCGCGGCAAGTATAAGCGCTTGCACAGTAGCCCCTAAGCTCGATGTAGGCATGTTGCACGACTATTCACAGAATCTTAAAGGTGGGCCGCAAATGGGCTACGTTGATCTTAGATTGTTCACCTGCGCAGATTGGGTTTTTAAATGCTCGGCTGGCTTGTATCACATGTCGCCACTGTTAGCTGGTGTGCCGGTGAATAAAGACGAGCAGGGCGTGATTGAAGGCCCGTATATCAATGTAACGATATTCGAATTATGATCAGCGCGGTATTAAGAGTTTTTGGATTACTGGCGCTATCTATTTTCATGGTGCTAATGCTTGAAATAGGCTGCTATCTGCGTCCGTATTTAATTTAGAGGAGATTATTTGTGAAAGAATTTAAACGGATAATGGAGTTTGAAAAGGTTTGTGATGAGTCGGCACAATACGGTATAACTATCGAAGCTCATACAAATCTATTCATAACAGTGAAGGCCCCCAAAAGGCCAGCTGAGGAGTTTAGAAGCTTGCTTGAAGCAACGGGTTACGTTAAAGGGCTAATGGCTGGCATCGATTCTGCGACGTGCGGGGGTGACGAATGATTAATTCAGATGATGTAATTTTTGATGATAATGTCCACGATGAACTAGTCGATCTAGAGCCTTGGGGAGATGTAGAGCATGGCAAGTTTTTGGGTAAGCTGGTGTTTAGGCAAGAGCTTGGGAAAGTCGGAAACTGCCCAGTATATAGTTTTACTATTGATTCATTGATAGATCATTTTCTCTTGATGCACTTGTTTGATGATGGATCGTTTCAAGATCAAAATTATGAAGGTGACACGAAAGTAAAGTTGCAGTGCATCGTTTCAGATCTTAAGGCGATGACATCGAGGCTTGAGGCTGCAATCGCTAAAAGTGAAGAGGCAGCGCGACAAGGGGGTGATGAATGAAAAAACGCGAAGAGATAGAGAAATCATTAGAGGTTGATCGACCTGACCTTAGAAAGAAATTGCAGCTTACTGAGGAGGCCGAGTCGATAATACTGTTTAATAGCTTTACCCACATAATAAAAGGTGAGGGCAGGGGCAAAGTTCACATTCTTAGCCGCCCATATATTAACAAAGGTGATGACGAATGATAGTTAAAAACTACAATCACAATCTAGAGCAGACAGCGGCGCAGATTTTAAAGCGCAATCGTGAAGAGCAGACGGAAGAAAAACGGCGTAGACGTGCGGCAATGGTTGCTATTGAGCAGCGTGAAGAGCGCAGACGTTTTGATTCAGATTATTTATTACAGAGTGGAGATTAGCAATGAAACACAGAGTTAAATTGATCAATCAAAACGGGGATATTGTGATTCATAATATCATCGGGAATTATTCTAGCGGCGAGGCTGCTAGTCACGCCTTATCTATAACTGAAGGTGAGCTGGACGGCGAATGGGAAGTTCATAGCGTTGTAGAGGTGAGCGAATGAGCGATATAATATGGACGGTGGATGGGCTTTTTGCAGTGATTGGAATAGGAGCTGCTTTAATCATATTCTTGGGTTCTTTCTTGCTCGCTGTAGGTGCTAGCGTATGGGATTATGTGCTTAGAGCGTATCGCAAGATAAAAGATAAGAATAACAATTAGATAATTAACAAAGGGGAATAACATGTTTTTAGTTGAGATTGAGAAGGGTATTTTTGTTAACGCTGAACAGATAAACTTTCTGTCTTTTGCGGATGATAAAATAAGATTTACGTTGATATCGGAGGAGGGGGCTTTTTACAGTGTATGTAAAGAGTTTCACGACAGCTTTTTAAACCACCTGCAAGGCCTAAACACTAACAATTGTGCAATCCTACCTAAGCGATTCAATGAGTTTAACAAAGGGGAATAGTATGTGTGAGTCACTGATAGATGATTTATGTCCGCCTTCGGATTGGGAAAACCCAAAGTGGGAGGTCGAAGACAGGATTCATAATTGGCGCAACTACGCAACAGAAGATCTTAAAATATCTTGGTTAGAGATGAGCGATAGGCACAGGTTGATTGTCGCGGCTTGCCTAGATGATATAGCTGGCAGGGAGGAGTGGGATTAACACCGCCCACTAAATCAGAGCACTAACAATTAAATAATTAACAAAGGGGAATAGTATGTCACAAGAAGTTACCGCTAAAATGGTATTTGCCGGTATTAAGCAAGCCGACAAAGAGGGGATGATCAATGGTGATGAGGTAATACATCTTGAAGAGTACGAACGCAGAGTGGAAGCATGGAAACGTATAATTCAGGCCGCATTAAGCGCCCAAACATTAGTTTAACACCACACAGAATCCAAGCCCCGTAACTGGGGTTTTTTTTCGCCCCCCGCAAAATAAATCACGCATTCCCGTAAATAACCCTTTACATTAATAACGCATACCCGTAATATACACCCATCGAAACAATAAACCAAAACGGGAAGAGTGTTATGAGAATATTAATTGAGAAGTTGCCAGAGCTAAAAGCAAAGCTTGCGGAGGTTGAAAGATCTTGGTCGCTCATTGCAAAATTTTATGGTGCCGATGGTAAGTATAACGAAGCGGCTCATGATGCGGCATGGGCGGCAAATACAAAGCTTGACGAAGCTTTAAGGGTGGCTATATCTGAGGGCGAGAAGCAAGTAAAGATTCAATTAGCTTTATCTAGCTTGGCGGGGCTATGAAGCTATCAGATTACATAAATTACCACCACAAGGGCGTACAAAGCCATTTCGCGGCCTTTCACGGCATACCGGCATCAAGAGTTAACGAGCTGCTTAAAAGCGCTAATACGGCGTTTGTGTTCGACTACGTGAGAGATGACGGGGATCGGGTGACGAGTATATTTAAGGAAGGGCGGCGGTTAAAAAATAATGTTATCGAGTAATTGATAAACCTATCTATTAGGCTTATAATGTGCATAGGCGTGTGGTAACGTCTTTAGAAAATGTTTAAAGTATTTGGTTAAGGGTTATTAAGTTAACAAGTTTAGAGGCATTGGGTTTTTTACCAATTCACCTAAACAGCCTTTACCAACTAGGCTTGTTAATTTAATGGCCTTTTTTTGTGTCTGAGATTTGTGACCCTGCGAAGCCAAAAGGTGGAGGTGTCTATTTGATCAGGCGTCCTTTCTAAAGATCCATGAGTCTAATTAAATCTGTATGTTGTAAAACCTGAGCTACGCGAAATTGCTACGCTAAGGGGCGATGGCGGTCAAAGCATAAGGCCACAGCATGCAGTTCTAACTAGATTCATACCATAGGCTGTTATACAGAGCGTGTTGCGTTAGATCTGCGCTGATTAGTCGCGTAAATAAGCGGTGTAAATTTCAGTATTGAAAAGCGACACGCAGAGAGTAAGGCCCAATCCCTCACTAGAGGTGTCCGCGAATGGCTGAGCTCTGCAACACTCTCTCTATAGCAGCTTATACCCTCCACAAGCCTAGCCCTTTTCAAGCGGTAAAGGTTACGGCTCTAAACAAACTCTATTCCGAAACAATCAAACAATAACAGGCGCATTAGCCACGATACACAATGGCACCGTTTGAGACCGACGGCAAAACAGATTAAGTGGACACAGTATTATACTGATGGGGTGAGTTTGACTAGCTTATCAAGGATGATGAATTAGTTTCTGATAGCAGGCCAGCGTGTAGGAGCATAGAAGTAAATAAGATATTAAAGGATATTCTATAGGGTGTCCCTTAAGGTCTAAATGATAACTATGGCATAAATTTAAACAAAGGGGATAGACATGCCAAAAATAGAGCTGCATAACATTGATTGCATGGAGTATATGAAAGGGCTGGAAGATAACGCTTTTGAGCTGGCTATTGTTGATCCCCCTTATGGGATAGATATAAACAAAAGCGGCAGGCTAGGCCATTACGGTGGTAAGGGTAAGTCGTGGGATAGCGAAACGCCAACATCGGATTATTTTAAGGAGCTTAATAGGGTTAGTCAAAACCAAATAATTTGGGGCGCTAATTATTTTAATATGCCTCCAGCTAGGTGTTTTTTGATATGGGATAAGCAGCAGCCTGAGGCGGTAAGCTTTGCGAGCTGTGAGTTTGCGTGGACTAGCTTTGATAAATCAGCAAAGACATACTATCAGCGACCACAAAATGCGGATCCTGAGCGCATACACCCAACCCAAAAGCCCGTAAAGCTATACGAGTGGCTACTAGCTAACTACGCTAAAGAGGGCGATAAGATACTAGACACACACCTTGGCAGCGGTTCCAGCGCAATAGCGGCGCATTACGGCGGTTTCGACTTTGTAGGTTGTGAGCTAGACGAGGATTATTTCAAAGCGGCCAGCGAGCGGATAGACAGAGAGACGGCCCAAATAGATATGTTTTAGCCCCTTCTGGGGTTTTATTTCATACATAGTGTTGCACCCGAACACTTTTACACTTACAATAGGTTACACACTAGAGGAATCGATATGGCAAATTTAATTGAAACGGCTTCCATAGCCACAAGGGTAAAACCAGAAGATAAGGCGCGTTTAAAAAAGAGAGCTTGCGAGATAACGGGAGGCCAAGAAGCGCCGTTAATTCGTGAGATTGTTTTGGAGTGGTTAAACAGTCAAGATAAAAAAACCGCTTGATCCCTGAGAAGAAAAAGCGGCCACAATAACGACTTACAAGGTAATTATAACAATGCATTACTATAAAAGAAACATTGGTGATTACGCAAAGAAGGCTGCAAGGCTAACGATGCTACAGCACGGAGCGTACACGCTTCTTATTGATTCGTGCTATGACCGTGAGGAATTCCCCACGCTTGATGATGCTATCGACTGGTGCTGGGCATCAACTCAAGAAGAGATTGACGCGGTAAAGTTTGTCTTAACCAAGTTTTTCAATGAGGAAAATGGTGTTTTTGTTCAAAAAAGAATCAAACAAGAGGTTGATCAATATCACAAAAATGCAGAGACAAACAAACGAATCGCTATAGAAAGGGAAACGAAGCGTAGAGAAAAAAGCACGAAGCGTGTACAAACCGTAAACGAAGCTATTACGAGCGGTCACGAAGCGCCACCTAACCATAAACCATTAACCATAAACCAAGAACCATTAACCAATAAAAAGACTATGCGGTTTACACCGCCATCTTTCGAAGAGGTTAAAAGCTATTGCATTGAGAGAAAGAACAATATTAATCCACAATCGTTTATTGATCACTATGAGTCAAACGGCTGGATGAGAGGAAAGGCAAAAATTAAAGATTGGAAAGCTTGCGTTAGGACTTGGGAACAAAACAATCAAGGCAGCGGGCAGAAAAATATAGCACCTAACAAACAATACCGAAGCCTATCTGACACAGCGAGACTATAAGCATGATTGAAGAATCTATAATTGGAACATTGCTCGTTGATAACGCAAGAATCATTGATGTTGACTTGTCGGGTGAAGAGTTCGAAAACACAAACAGAGCTAAGATATTTAAAATTATAAAAGTGATGCTTGGTAAACGTGAGGTTGTAGACGTTCTCACAGTGGCTCAGAGGCTGGAAAGTGAAACAGGTAGGGACTATCTATCACTTTTGACTGATTACGCCACCAACGGCTTTACAGACGGTTCTAACGTAAAGGCTTATTGCCAGTCTGTTAAGGATAATTACAGTTACAGACGGTCAGCTAATATAGGTCAATGGCTCCTTGATAACTCAAAAGAAGAGGGGGCGGCTAACGAAGCGATTAAACGGCTAATGGAGATTGGCAAGGCCTCGTTAAATCATGATCACTCAATGGAAGAGGCTATGAAGCTTGGTATTGATCAGGTAAAGGACGCTTTTGAAAACAAAGGGGCCATTGTTGGGGTGCCTACTGGAATTGGCGAGCTAGATAATAGTTTAGGCGGCTTGCATGATGGCGATTTAGTTATTGTTGGAGCGAGGCCGGCAATGGGTAAAACGGCAACACTATTAAACTTTATGAGTGGAGCGCGTGAATCGGTTGGGATGGTTAGCGGCGAGCAAGGTGTAGGTCAAATAATACAGCGATACTGGTCTATCAAGTCTCAAGTCGCGCTTATGAAAATGCGAAACGGAGACATGGACGATCAAGATTGGGGAGCGTTAGAAAGGGGGGCGTCACTTATAAAAAATGGCGCGTCACTAAGATTTTACGATAAGCCAAACCCAACCATAGACGAAATTGAAAGCACGGCGCGCCGATGGAAGTTTGAATACAACATTAAGGCGCTTTATGTTGATTATCTCCAAAAAATTAAGCGAGATCCAAAGAAAAGCAAGCATGAATCTGTTGGAGATAATGTTTCAAGGTTAAAGGATTTGGCCAGAGAGTTAGAAATACCCGTTGTTTGCTTGGCTCAGGTTTCAAGGGCGGTAGAGTCAAGGCAGGACAGGCGGCCAAACATGGGCGATCTTTCAGATTCAAGCGAGATAGAAAAGGAAGCGGACCAAGTTATCATGCTGTACAGGGACGAAGTATATAACCCTGATAGCGATTTCAAAGGGACAATGGAACTACTGCTAGAAAAAAACCGTCACGGATCTACGGGGCGAATAGTGGCTGACTGGGATGGTAGATTTTTAACGCTGAAAGACAGGGCGAATCATGGCTATTAAAAAAAGCAATCAAGAAGCAAACGCACGATTTAAAGCGGCGCTGATATTAATGTTTAACGATATTGATTTATTCGGCGACATAACCAGAAATATAACGGCGTCAATATTTAACGACAAAGGGGAAGGGTAATGACAGATTTAGCGAGATACTGCCAGGCTAAATATCTAGCATGGCTAGACAGCCAGGGCATTAAGATAGTCGACGGGTTTTTGGTTGATGATGAGTGTAAAGAGTGGATTAAACAAGGGGAGTAACAGTGTCGCGTGATAAAACACCGGCACTTTGATCGTGATGTATAATTAAAATAAAGGGTATAGCATGGACGCACACATGAAGATCACGTTCGCGGCGGTAATCGTTGGGTTAATCGGGCTGATTATGGTCTGTATGTCGAACGATTCAGACGCGGGAGATAAAGCCAAGCGGGTAGCCTATTTTTTGATGGGCCTCGGTTTGGCGTCAATCCTAATCCTGTTCGTTATGGATAATCCCCAGCAAATTCAGGCTCTGGGGCATAGAGCGGTTGTTTTTTGCGGCTTCGATGGCTAAAATGTAGGCATGAGAAACATAGACGATCTAGAAGTAAGTATAAGAAATTCAGATTTTGGCGAGTTCGTGCCGCTTACAGATCGTCGCTATAGATCAGCGCTTGAAACAATAGCGCGAAAGGTGGCATTACCAGGAGATGAGTTCCCCTGTATTCGCTCACTAGCTGAAGCAATCGACGAAACATACGAGGCCACGCTAGAGATATACGAAGGCAAGCGATACCCCACACAGGCCATTTTAGATGTGCTCAAGGGCGAGATATGCTCCACTGAGGTTGAAGTGCAGGTAATCGAAAAGCGGCGCGTCCCTTGTGTCAAACTCAAAGACCTACGCGGCCAAAGCACGGGTTTATTCTGGTCTATTGACAACTCAAAAAATAGGTTATACTGACTGTGTAGAGCTTGGCGGCGGTTTTCTAACACTGGTTACATACCTTTATCCAGTTCACTATTCCCTTTGTGCGCTGCCTTGATCTACACAACTATAAAGGGGTTATCGATGAAAAAATTCATACGTCAGTTAAATATCTATTGCGGTTTCGCGGTTGTCGGATTTGTTTTGGCTTATCCAGCGCTAGCGAGCATGGAGCCATACGTCGCGTGATATACGACCTGCTGAAAGATAAGTCTGTACCCGCCGTTTTTACAGTCGCTTTTGTGGTTATGACGTGGAAAGTCGCTTTTCTGTATAAAGATCATAAAGACGCAATTGCAGAGATTAAAGCGCGTGGCGTCAATAATGAAGAGGGTATTAAAGAGCTTCGATCCTCAGACCGCTCAATCAAAAAGCAAATTAACTATTTTCACAAAGACGTAATTGGGTTTTAAATGCCGCCTATTCAAATATATTTGCAACCAAATTTTTCAGGATCGGGGGATTTATACGTCCCGTTCTCATATACGCCCCCAGTGTCGGGTTTTACTCCGTGGACGCCTAGCGCGGGTCCGGTTATCTACCTAAGCGATTCAATCGGCAGTGATTCTTACGATGGGTTAAGCGGTACGGTAGACGGTGGCGGCGTTGGGCCAAAGAAAACTATAAACTCCGCTTTAGATGCCAGTACAGGCGGGTCTCATGTTTTATTTAGACGTGGGGACACTTTCCCTAATTGCGAAATAAGCGCAGTTAAAACAAAATCAGGCACAGCGGAGAATTACACTATATTTGGTTCCTACGGGGATTCGCCTTTGCGTCCAGTGTTAGAGGTTGCGGGTTCTGAGACTGATAAATTTATATGGCATACAGGCAATACAGTTAGAGAATATCTTAGGTATGACGGCCTATTTTTAAACAACTACGTATACGACCATCTTGACCCTAGATTTGACTATGCGAACTCGTTATATAGCCCTGCTGCAATCGTTTTTTTTGGTGGTACGTCAAACGTTATATTCGAAGATAATGTTTTTAATTATACAGAGTTTGTAGCTGACGATTTTGGCGGTACTAGGTGCCACCACTTTACTTTTAATAGAAATATCTGGACAGGTGCTTATAAAGATGGGACTTCGGTCACTCAGTCCTCCAGACCATCAAACATGTATATAAACGATTCAGACCACTTTACATTCACAGATAATGTAATAGATATGGGCGGTTGGTCTAGATTTGCGCCAAATTGTGGCGGGAGTCAGTACAGTCATAATATATATTTTCAAAGCGGGAATTCTGACACGTTTATATGTGAAAGAAATATAATAACAAGGGGAGCTAGTCACGCCATACAT